ACAGACTAATTAAGGACAAATATACACTACTAAGTAACAACAACTAACAGGGAGTTTTCCACAGAAAAGTATCAATAACTGTGGAAAACTCTTTATTTTATGTTATTTTGCTCTAATAAATAGCAAATTAAATATAACTGTGTTGTTTATAAGTTTTCCACAATGTTGTTAAAAAGGTCATGTAATAAGGTGGAGAAGGTGTTAATAAGTGTGGTGTAATATGTGGATAAAAGATGATATTAATTGTCTCTAATATGCTGAGATAAATGATACTTTTTGTTGTTATCTAAGCGAGCGTAGTATAACACGAAGCGAGCGATATTACAAGACCCTCGGTAATATTTTGTAGCACTAATACCAAACCAGTTCAGTATAAACTAAAACCGATAGTTTAAGTTCGTTTGTATTACTTTTTCCACATAAATAACTGACACTAGTTGACAATTAATTCGTTATATTGTAGAATACTAAGTATCACTCTAAGGGGTCTAATCTCATGCCAGTTAGTAACTATTACGGAGCAAAGAGTAAGTATAGAATAACGCTGGAATTAGATGTCCTCGATGACTTTAATCCACAGCATATTAACTGGGATAAAGTATTACAATTAGAGGATAATGAGAGCGTAGAAAGTTATATCGAAGACATGTCAAATCCCGTCAGTTGGTAATACTAAGGGGTCTTGATTAAAGTGTCCCTATAGTATACAACCCCATTCAAATTAGGATCCTTAATTATGGCAAACAGTAATGCACAGTTTGTATCAGAAACCTTTGCGGAATTTCTGCTAGATAATGCAAACAATGGTAATGAAATCTTAGCAGTCTTAGATGATATCGCCGAGGGTGCAGATACCTACCTATAACTAACACAAACTGTAAGGGTGAGTTACTGTTAGTTTTCTCACCCAATCTTACAGTCTTAAATGTTACTTAGGGTTTACACAGTTATTGACACAAACCTCGATGCATGTTATGATTAGTTTATGACAGTTATTTGACAGTTATTATGCCCCTTATGTGTTAGCGTTGCGTTTTGCGTTGCCCCGTTTTAAAAAAAGCAAACTACCCTAACCTACAACGAACCCAAAACGAGATGTATATATAAAAACCGCCGAAAATTTTTTTGACCTTTGTTAGGTTTCATATATAAAAAAATCCCCAGTTGAAAAATATGTCAGGATACACTGCGAACATTACAGGAGATCAGGAAATATATCACATATACATTAAAGGAGAGTGCGTCTACCATAGTCTGAATGAATCGCAGTTCAAGCAGACATGGACATCATTAAAAGGAATGGTTGGTTTATTGACCACCTCATATAAAGAAGAAGATTTATCATATGAGAAATGCTCCGCAGGTATTGGTCAAGGGGGTGGTAATATAACTTGGAAAGAACCAGAGGGAAGCGATAGTTATTAAATGACTGTACATGAAATATTTCCAACTCCAATTTGGCATATTAAAGAAGAACTACCAGAAGGAGCATATGACTGGGCTTTAGAAATACAAAAAAATAACACTAGTGTTCGCAAATCAAATATAGGTGGATATCAAAGTAGTGATAGAATTGACTGGAGAGGAATGGTATACAAACAACATATTTTAAAATGCTTAGAGATTTTACCAAGATTTCAACTTGACAATTGGTGGATTAATATTAATAAAAAAGGAGACTTTAATTATTATCATACTCATCCAGGATGTATGTTATCTGCTGTTTGGTACATTACAGATAATTTTGGATCTATAGAATTTCAAAATCCATTATTACATAATAGAGAGGGTATTTTATCTGAGATGGGTTGGGGAACTGCTTATAAATTTAATTGTACTGCGGGTGATTTATTAGTATTCCCTAGTGATTTAATTCATCATGTATTTCCACATACAGAAGATACTCTTCGTATATCAGTTTCTTTTAATATGCTTCCACCTATACCAGATGGATATAAACTCATACGACAAAGATAATACAGGGAAATATACGATTGACATATACATATAATTGATCTATAATGATTATGTAATTACAAAACACTATGGCAAAAGGATTTACAGTCAAAGCCAATGCTCCAAAACCAAAGAAGAAAGAGGAGTGGGATATTGACGCAATTAAAGCAAGAATGAAAGGAAAGACAATTGTATTCTGTCTTCCAGGACGTGGATGTTCTTTCGTATTCCTGAAGAACTTTGTGCAGTTATGCTTTGACATGGTTCAGAACGGAATGTCTATCCAAATTTCGCAGGACTATTCTTCAATGGTTAACTTTGCAAGATGTAAGTGTCTTGGAGCAAATGTTCTCAGAGGTCCTAATCAAATACCTTGGGATGGAAAACTTAAGTATGATTACCAACTTTGGATTGACAGCGATATAGTCTTTGACTCTAACAAGTTCTGGCAGTTATGTGATCTTTCAGTTCCTGCTGAGTCTGTTAAAGAAGATGGAAGTATTGATGAAGAATTGCTCGAAGCTCGTTCTATCACTGCTGGTTGGTATGCCACAGAAGATGGTAGCACAACCTCTGTCGCACACTGGTTAGAGGAAGATGATTTCCGCAAGAATGGTGGAGTGATGAATCACGAAACCGTCGAAAGTATCTCGAAAAGAAAGAAACCTTTCACAGTAGACTATACTGGTTTTGGTTGGGTTCTTATTAAGAAGGGTGTATTTGAGAAACTTGAGTATCCTTGGTTTGCTCCTAAGATGCAACAGTTTGAGTCAGGTGCAGTTCAAGACATGTGCGGCGAAGACGTATCATTCTGTCTAGATGCAATTGATGAAGGTTGGGACATCTGGTGCGACCCACGTATTCGTGTAGGTCACGAAAAAACTCGTGTATTATAGGTACAAGATCATGGATGCACTCAAAGAGTGGGTAGAGCACCACATGAAAGAGAAGTCATCAGAAGATCTATGGTATCTGTCTGAAGAGATTCTAATGGAATTATCGGGGCGTGACTCGATTAAGTATAGAATCATTGAAGATAAAGTTGAAATTACACACGATTCGGAGGGATGTTAAATGCCAAGAATGTATAGTGCATCAGGTGATGTAACTGTTGAATCAAGACCGAAAAAAACTCGTCAAGGAAATGGAAAGCATACTAAATATGCCGCTTCCTCTCGTAACTTGGCAAAAAAGAGAAGCAGAGGTCAAGGTAAATAAATAAAAAGGACTCCTAGAGTCCTTTTTTTAATGTCAATGAGGAAAAATGGAAAACAAAATGCTTAGAGAGATAGCAAATGACGTTCAAACACCTAAAAAACGTGATTCTAAGGTGCAGAATGACCTGTATGAGAACCTAGAAGACAGTGATTTTTATGAAGGACTTGATTACGACGATCAATCTCAAATAATTACATAAAAATTCTTAATAAATAAGTTATAATTCTAATTATTATCAAATTTCATGCCTCTAGAACGGGTTAGCCAAGGGTTTAAAGATATTAGTATGTCATTTCAGTCTAATCCACTGAATAATGACCTTATTGCGATTAAAAATGTTAATGCAATTGCTCGTTCTGTAAGGAATATAGTTCTAACTACTCCTGGAGAGAAATTTTTTGACCCTGATTTTGGATCTAATGTATCAAAGTTGCTTTTTGAGAATGTAGATGATATAACAGCATCTCAAATTCAGCAAGAAATTGAATTTTCGATTAATAATTATGAACCAAGAGTAAAATTACTGTCTATAGAGGTAAATCCTGACTTTGACAGTAATGCATTTGATACTATTATTACGTATGAAGTTGTAGGAGCAGACGTTCCTCCACAAGCCTTGGAATTCGCCTTACAATCAACTAGATAAGATGCCGTTAGTCAATTTTTCCAACCTCAATTTTGACGAGGTTAAGATATCACTTAGAGATTATCTTAAGTCAAATTCCACTTTTACGGATTATGACTTTGAAGGATCCAACTTATCATCAATTTTAGACGTATTAGCCTATAATACCTACATTACTTCATACAATGCCAACATGGTAACGAATGAAGTATTCATTGATAGTGCAACTTTAAGAGAAAATGTAGTCGCACTAGCACGAAATATTGGAT